GTTTACGATTTATTTATTGATGACAAAAATATAAACGCAGAAACATTTTTTAATGGAGAATAAAATGGATTTACAACACACAAAACTTTCAACAGAAGCAATGGGCGCGCTAATGATGTGCCTTCAAAAAAGTATTTTAGAGCAAACGGATATCGTTCCAATGCTGTTAAATTTAAAGTTCAAGGAAGCCGGCGGCGAACTATTCGTTCTCAACCCTCCCCTTGTGAAGTTTGGAGTAGAGGAGATCAGAGAGTCTACTTCCAATGCAGACTTCTCTTCTATGAACACTAAACAGCTTAAAGCCATGGCAAAGCAACAGAATATTAAGGGATACAGTAAGATGAAAAAGACAGAGCTAGTCTCGGTCTTGAGTTCTAAATAATAGAATGCCAATCTATTATTACAACTGCAAAAGCTGTAAAGAAGTCACAAAAGTTATGCACTCTATAACAGTGTGCTTAACTAATTGTGAGCATTGTGAGGAAAAGGACTCTCTAGTGAGAGTTCCTTCACATTTTATTTCCTCTAGCAAACAAACCGGCTCCAAAGAGGCGGGCGATTTAGTTAAGGAAAAGATTGAAGAGTTCAAAAAAGATTTGGACGAGGAGAAAGAGAAGTTGAGATTAAAGGAATATGAAGCATGAGATACTTTTTAATAGGATCCGTGGTTCTTAACGCGGGGCTTTTAATGGCAGTGCTTGGCGTCGTATACTTTTTCTTATATTTATCTATCCTGATTAATGTAGGTATGGGATGGTATATATATAATTTGATAGATAAAGTAGATTACGTCAATGAGGATGTAGAGAATATTTTATCTTCAGTTAATGGCTTATCAGACCACCTAGAAGCAATATATGAGCTGGAAATGTTCTATGGAGAGCCCGTTATACAAGCTTTGATTGATCATATGAAAGACGTACAAGAAGAAATTCAATCTTATACAGAAAATAATAATATGGAAATTGTAGAAGAAGATGCCGAGAAAATCGAAGAATAAATATTTTACCAAAGTTCACGAAGAAGCGATTATCAACTATACGTTAACGGAAGATAATAAAATTCGAACAGAACTATATATCGATTATATCGAGCCGGCTTTTAACGAAATGGTAGATAAGATAGTCTACACATATAAATTTACAACTCTTCCGAATATTGATGTCCTTAAAGAAGACTGTAAAATTTGGTTAACTACTATTCTTGATAAGTTCGACCCACAAAAGAATTCAAAGGCATTCTCGTATTTCAGTGTTATTACGAAAAATTGGTTTATACATAAAGTTAAGAAAACCAGCAAAGACATAAAAAGAGAAGCACAAATTGATGAAGTTGCCGGCGAAGTTGTGCAAAAACATTTGTCTACAGTCAACCCCTACGAATCAGATCGTGATAAATTCGAATTTTGGCAACATTTATTCGCAGAGATCGATAGTTGGGACAAATTAAAATTAAAAGAAAATGAAAAAAAGGTACTTCAAGCTATAAAAATACTTTTCGAGTCGATCGATGAAATTGAGATTTTTAATAAAAAAGCTATTTACCTGTATATAAGAGAGATTACAGGGCTCAATACAAAACAGATTGTCAACAATCTTAATAAGATTAGAACAAAGTACAGACAATTTAAAAAAAATTGGGATGAAGCTAAATTATGAAAAAGCTAGAAAAATACCTTAACAGTGCGGTCGAAAATATAAAAAACGATAGGGCCATGGCATTAACACTACTAACAGATGTCATGAGAAACATTAATGCCGGCCATCAACACAAAGAATTAGGTCAAGTAGCTTCGAAGTATTTAGAGACTCTTCAACGCTCTAATGAACAATTAGTTAAAGTATCAGCCTTGTTACAGAAATCAAATCCTGAATTTTCTGGATTTTCTGGAGCAGAGAAAGAGAATATCTATGATTTATTAGAGGCAGAAGAAGAAGATGACGCGTGATTTTGATCCATTAAATGATTTTGCTTACGGTGATTTAAATCCCCTAGAGAGAAACCCGGCCCAGAGGTATAAGCCAGGAAGTACTTCCGCGGTCGGTGCTCTAAGAGAAGTTAGCACTAAACAATATGAATCGAATACTCTTCTTGGCACGGGGCCCTATAAAGCTATTTGTTTACGGATTGAATCTGCAGCATACGGAGCAGAAACTCATGGCGGCGCGCTGTCACAAGTAAGCTGGTTGGATAGAATATATTCTCCACAAGACTTGCCAGTGCCAGATATGTTCATAGAAATCAAAGCTCTCATCCCAGAAATTCACGGGTCTATGTATCCAACTCCTACGTCGCTGGGGCAGAATGGAGAACCAGATAATATAGCTATAAATAAATTTCCTACTTTTACAGCCAAAAGCAGAGACGTTGTTCTTCACGGAATTCCAAAACCAGGAGATATTGTTTGGGTCGATTTTGGAAATAGAAAAACACTAAAAGATCCGATTTATTTAGGCCCTCTAAATTCCCAGCTAATGGAGACCATCACCGAGATCGCCGCTAGCGTAGCCTTCCAGTGCGGTGGCGGATTAAATATGCTACCATCTTCGGGAGACTCTTTGCGGTCTCCTCTTGGCACTAAAGAGACTGCAGAATCCGTTGGTAAGGTTGGCCCCAAAATGGCTCCAACTTTTAAACCCATTTCAATTCAGGAAGCCAAAGGGAAAATTCCCCAAGGGAAGGGGATGTTTTTTGGTAATTACTCGCCGTCATTAGATATTCTTAAGTATGCCCCTGTCGCGACTGCCAAGAAAGCCGGCTTAAGCTGGGTAGCTATTAAGGCCGCACAGGTCATGAGAAGCGGAAAAATTCTGATTCAAGATAGAGATAAGTTAAAATCTGCAATTGATGTATACCATAAAAATGGAATTAGATGTTATATTTGGGGTTGGCCGGCCATTAAAACTGCAAATCGCCACGGGAAAGCTTTTAATACTAGCAAGTTTCTGGCCACATCGTTCGCCGTAGGAGATCCGGAAGATATTTTTATTAAAGAGATTATTAAAAGTGCAACCGAGTGTGGAGCACTTGGCATTATAGCAGATCCGGAAGAGGACACTTATGTCAAGCCAACGACAGATACAGACTTTCCAAATAGCAAGGGCGAAGGACCCTCTAAAGAAGCCATCGAAAGATCTAAATACTTAGCCAATAATTTAAGCGCGCAATGTAAAAAATATGGACTAAGTTTAGGTTGTACTACTGTACCGATCATACGAGCTTCAAATCCCATACAGCCTTGGGCAAAGGTTAGTGACTTTGCAATACCGCAGACATATTCAGCTTCTAAGTTTTATAATACTCAAGAACATTGGACCAATAGTTATAACACTTTTAAAAAACTTGGATTTAAAAATATTATAGCCGGCATGGGCGCCTATGATGTAGGCTCGAAAGGAAGCGCTAAATATACAAAAACAGCAAATAGAATGAGATGGGAGCTTCACGCGGCTTATGGAAATATTACAGGTGGAGAGAAAATTGCATGGGCAAACGCAATCGTATGGTGGGAATGGGCTCATCTAAAGCATCATGATAGGTGGTCTGTTGTTGCAGAGCTAGGAAATCCAAACGGAAAAGATGAAGCGTCGCCAGACTCGGTTGAGCAAACGGTATCTCCGCCTATTAAAGATTCCGAGGGAAACTCTGGCGAAGGTACTTCTACTGTTGTTGTATCCACAGGCCCGACACTATCAGACACACCAAAAACGGAAGAAAAGGAAAGTAGTTCAGAAGTTGTAGAAGAATCGAAACCAGAAGATAAAAAATCATCCTCTGAAAAGACGATGGAATTAATGGAGCGCGCGTCAAAGGGCCCGGGCGGCACGCCTAGAAATTTTGAAGAAATACCACTGACGGATGAAGAAATCTGGAAACTAGCAATTCCGCCCCTAACAAAAACTATGTTCGAAGGCAAGCGCGCGATGGCCAGTGCACAGACCGAAGTCGGCAGAAGAGAAGCGAAATGGCTTGAAGATACTAAAGCAGATATTAAAAGACGATTGTTAGAATTTGCCGGTAAAAGTGATAAAGAAAAAGAAATTATTATATTAGAAGACAAATTGTTATCACTTAAAAAGAAAAAGAAATTTTTCGAGGAAGCCGTTAAGAATTCTCTTACCGAGGATGCAAAACGACAAAACACTTTAGTTCTAGCAAAAGTAAAAAACTTAATTAAAGTGACAGAAGAAAGTATTAAAGGGCTTAGTGAAGAAATTAAATCCGCCGGCCAAGCAAATGCTTCTACCCCTTCACAAACTGTCAATTGTGTTCCTGGTGCCGGCCCCGGGCCAGGAACACCCGGAGGCCCCGGCGACCCCGGCGTTAATCCTTACTCTCCTACCGCTCTTGCTCCATTTCCAAAATCGTCATTCCCAACGGCTACTAACGATAGTCTGGCATTAGCAACTCCAGTGGATGAGAATCCGGGAAGACTTGGCAAAAAGTTTAAAGAAGGCATAACTCAGGTTATGATACATCAAAGTGGTAATCACACAGTAAAGGGAACTATGAGATCTCTACTCATGAAGAAGAAAGACGGCCAGCCGGCTCCATGTTCTGTACATTTTACTTGCGATTTAGATGGCAAAGTTAGACAACACCTTCCTTTGGATACTATAGGTATTCATGCGAAGGGTCACAATCACATATCTATTGGTGTAGAAATGATTACTAGATATTTACCGGATTATCAAAGCTACAGTCGTCCGGCAAATCAACCTGTTGTTAGCGGCGCTCAATTTCACAAAGGTTGGGTACCCAAGAAGTCCGGCAAAGGAATTCGGGTTGATCGCCGCCGGGACGACGGCCGCTTTCGTCTGCCATCGCAAGCAGGGATGGAAGGGTGTTACCAGTTATCTAAATGGCTAGCCACAAAAATTGCAACCATTCCATGGAATGTTCTTGGCGATGAAGATAAGGGATTCTCTTGGTACGCGGCTGGCAAACTATCTCCAAAAAAATTTGAACACGGAGTAACAAGCCATTCCAGAAGTCAGAAAGATCGCGCGGACGGAATATTCACTGAGCATTATATAGCTTGTAGAAAAAACGGATGCTCTCCTGCAGATGCTTTTAATAGAACAATGGCCGCGGCCCAAATGCCTAAAAATCCTTATGGCGCTACATTCACAAACATACATAAGCCGGGAGTGCCTTATAAGAAGTACGTACCCACTGATGCTAATAAGGCATGGTTTGAGGGCAAAACCAAAAAGAAGAAAGCATAAAATAGGATTTTAATATGAGCGAATTCGATAAAAAAACACCAGAAGAGCAACAAGCAATTATAGAGGCCTCCACGGAGGATAGCAGTTCCGGTAGTATCTTTAGTATTTTTGGCGCCTCGCCAGCGACCCAGAGAATTAAAAAAGACGCTGTTGACAGAAGCAAGCTGTCTAGACGTCGCAAAAGATATCTTGAAAAAACTGAAGGAACGACTGCTGCAGGCCGCGGCCTATATGGTGAAGAGAGCATTGAGCCAGATCCGCCTAGAACTCAAACTTCATCTGAGACCGTCCGGAAAAAAGGCGGCGCGTACCATGTGATGGGCCGCGACCGACCCGGTAGTCGCAAAAGCGGCTACGGAGGTAAGGGTGATACGCAGTGCGCCTCTATAGATCTGTATGTGGGCCCGCAGGGGGCAGACGTCGCAGAGGAAGATCCAACTACCGGCGAGAGCATAATGGTAGATCCAGACTTTACAAAAGACGCCGCAAGAATCTATATGTCTCAGAAAACAGACATAGACGACAATTTCGGATTGTGCCACGGATCCGTAGGGTGCCCGCCGGCCAAGTCTGCAGTGGGAATCAAGGCAGACGGCGTAAGAATGATCGGAAGAGAAGGAATTAAACTAGTAACAGCTACAGACGCGAGAAACTCACAAGGTGTTCTTGTAGATGTTCCAGCTGGAATTGATTTAATAGCCGGAAATGATGATAGGGATCTACAACCTTTAGTTAAAGGGAGTAATTTATCTTTTGCCTTAGCAGAACTATCAGATGTTGTTAATTCTTTAAACGGAATATTAACAGGATTTTTGAATGAACAAATGGAGTTTAATCAACATGTTATGTTACACACCCATAACTCTCCCTTCTTTGGACTTCCCACTCTCCAATCAATAACACTAGGCCCTCCGGCCATGAAAACATTTTCTAGAAACCTCATGGTTCATCTTAGGGATTGCGCAGCTAACAAGGCTACTTTAAAAAATTGGATTTTTAACTACTGTAATCCAGCCGGCAAAAAATATTTTTGTAGTAGAAGTAACAAAACTAACTAGAGAAAAATATGGCACTAATACCAATTAAAGTCAGTTCTCATTCCGAGAACAAAAAATACGCAGATCCTGAAGTTTCCCCGCCTGTGGAGCGAGCCAAAGGTGCATGTTTCAGTAAAGCTGCAAGAAATTATCTTAAGCAAAAAGCTTATAGAAATCAGTATCTTGCAGAAGGAGAAGATTTTGAATATTCAGATGAGCTTGTTGAGAGTCTCAAGTCTTATTTAAATTCTCCACCACTTTATACTGATGCAGATATAATTGGTAACGTTGATTTTTACGATAAAGTTTTAAATGCTGTTTTCGTTGGTGTAGATGGATATGAGGAAGGAGATATCTTAAACGCAACATTTAAAATTAGCAGTGAAGTATTTAGAAGCTTTCTAGGAGAGCAGGGGATTATAACTATAAAAGAGCCCGATCCTCCTCCTGCAGAAAAGCCCGCGGCCACATCAGAATCCTTCCATACCGTTGTAATAAGCCAGACTGGCATGCGCCTAGGTCTGCGAGACACGCCCGGTCAAGTGGGCTTGGAGAAGGGAGACCTGTTTTCTCCTGACGGAAAATCGAATTTATCGGATGTCCCTGTGGGCTCAGGAGGCGTCGGCGCTTTAAGAGGGCGCTTACCCATAGGTACCAAAGTTAAAGTGCTTCAGATAGGCAGCGGAGCAGGAGGAGCTTGGTCTCAAGTAGAAGTGTTAGATAGCTCTGACGCCACACAAAACGGCAAGATAGGATTTGTTGATGCGTTTTATATAAAGCAACTTACGTCATCTGGGCAAGAGAAACTTCAAACGACTTCAGAAACTACAGCCGCGCCAGGAACAGTATTAGAAGTGGAAGATATGGTAATGGAGCAGCCTCCTATTCATATCGACGGAGAAGAATATAATTCACTTTCCAGTTATGTATCTTCTATGGAGCCAACTCAGCTGTGGAGAGATCGACCCTCCTTATTGCCTTATAAGAATGACAAAGAGAAGAGGTTCGAGATGATGGTGGAGCTAGATTATTTTCCAGAAGTCGCGAAAAAGTCTGAAGGCGGTGAGGGGATTGAGTCTTACCAAGATGGAAAACTTCAAGAAGCTAGAACGGTAGCGATCAGAAGTTTATTACAGTATTATAATAGAAAATCAGATGACAATCGTGTCTATGAATTAATTACCACATATCAAAACGGCCCATATGATAATCACTTAGTGCAAGAACTAGAGTTTTATTCAGATGATAACCCTGAAAACCAGAAGGTCCAGTACTGGATGGCTATTCCGTATAGGTTTTTTGATCCACGAGTCCACCCTCCGGCCGTAGATTTGCCAATTAAAGAACTTATTAAAGCAGGCATGGTAAAACACCAGCTGGTTTTTAATGTTAAAGAGATCGAAGAGAGAATAAATAAATTAAAAACAATATTACACGACACTATTAAGCCAGGAATGGATAGTTATAACGGCACTATTGAAAATGCACCGGATATAGAATTCCAAATTACAATGCTTGATGGTTTTATTTCCGCTATGAGAGAGCACTTTTTTGAAAATGGCGTAAAATGGAGAGATGATGAAGAAGTCTGGTGGACAGATTTGGTTGAACTTGGTCTAGACAGCGATTTAAAAGTGGTTTATATAAAGTTTGGACCACAGGATGGAGAGACCGGTCAATGGAGACTTGGTGACGAATAATGGCGAAACAATATACAACAAATACTTTTAGCTTAGAAGACCTTAAAAGATTCAATAAATGGAAAAGCGAAAATCCTGATTATAATTTTGAAGCTGGGCCTGTTAGCGGAATCTTTACTGTCGAAGCGACTGCAGTTGATATAATGCCCGAAGTCTATAAGGGACTAAATGGCGGCAAAGGCTTAAAAGCTAACTCTCAATACTCGGTAGGAGACCTTTCAGTCACTCCAACTGAACTAGATGTTCAAGCTTATTATGCGAAGTACCCTCACCACGATGAGAAATTATCTGAGGAAAAATATCAACAATATATTCAAGAACTTCAGAAGCCAGGTGGTACAACGTTAGATATAGACGAAAAACAACAAGAGGAAGAAGCCAAAGAATTGCCGGCAGATTCTCCCCCCGCTCCTATTAGCGGAATAGGCGACAAACCCCAAACTAAAGACGCAAAATCTAAAGTCGGAGATCCCGATTCTGGCCACTTTCACTTTATTGAAGTTGATGAAGACGGCAACGGTAAAACTATATCAACTCAAATTACTCTCAATGTAGAACAAAATATTCAATATGCACATGCACACAAGATTGAAAATTGGACAACAACGGTTGTTAACAAGGGCGCTGGAAACACGGAGGTGGAGCCTCACACTCACGAGCTTTGGACTAAAACACTCGGTAAAGACTTTGATCCGCAGGGTGTACAAAATCATAAGCCAATCGATTCCAAAGGAAAAGAGGAGGAGACCCCTGCGCAGAAAGAACCGTTATATAAGATAGTAGTAAAATTGGCATCTTATCCAGGCGAACCGGTAGACTATGTTTTTAAAGTATTCGTAAAAGAAACGGGCTCTCTTAAAGTTACAAAATTTATACCTAGCTCGCAAAAAACAGATTATTCCGAAGAGGAACTTAATGATGAAGCTTTTGTAAAAAGGCTTGGAATTGCTTATCTAAAAAGTCTATTTGAAGAATTTCCTAACTATGATTTAGATGATCAAGCCGGAATAATGCCGGTTATAAGCGAAGTCACCGAACCCGCAGAAGATACTCCGGCCGATGAAAAGGATATAGAAGAGGATATAGAAGAAGAGACTGGCAAAAAGCCAGTAAAAGAGATTGTATTCCCAGATGCTAGATACTCAGAGTTACTGCAAGTCGGCACCTCACACATAAATAGTAAGAGCCCATTTGATATAAAGACTGCCATGGGGTATATTCTATACTCTGATAAAATGATTAGAGATCATGAGTCTGGAGATTTTGACTGGATGAAACTTTTGTCCAAGTATACATTTCCCACGGTTACTATCAAGCCCTCTGCGAAGACAGAAGCTGACACTAAAGATTTGGATAGTAAGTCCGCGAAGACGCAATCAGAAATAACAGAAGAAAATGCTCAATTAAATGACTCTCAGGCAAAACTTGATGCTTATAACAAGAGAAAAAATGTTTCTATTTTTGCTGGGGATACTCTTTTTGGCAATATGGAGGGCGCAGTACAAAAAATGAGAGGCCCGGGCCTTAGCGTTGAGACAGTGTTTGGTGAAGTAATTCATCAAATTAACTTAAGAACTTTTTTAATGAAGGCCATGGCGTGTTTAGTAGAAAAGATGAATCCTGGCGATATAGCCGAAGCACTTTGCAAATCACTAATAAAAGCTGCTATGGACGAGCTTGGCTTTGAAAAAGTAAAAGAGATATTACAAGAGATTAATCAAGCTCTTGGGAAGGGAGATAAAACTTTTACAGAAGATTTCAAAAAGAAGCTAGATGAAGCAGATAAAAGAATTAAAAATAAGTATCAGGACACTGGAATCGACGGAAAAGATCCGTTTTCTAGTCAAGCGAGGAGAGTATCCAAGGAACATTTAAGGAAAAATAAGGAACATGCAAAAATCCAAAAGCAAGAGATGGATAGATTTGTAGAGGATATTAAAAATTTTGTTGATTTAAATGCTCTTTGTGAGAGGCTGGGCAAGTTTGTTAATAACGTTCCAAAGCTTCTATTTGCCCCCGGAGGATTGGCCAAGATAAGACAATTTGAAATTCTTCCAAAACTTCCGTGGGAACATCTTCCGCTTCTAGAATTACCAAAATTTAATACAGAAGACATCATGAAAGATGTCCTGAAGGCTATAGAGCGAGCTATTAAACAATTAATCGTAGAATCGATTGTGGGTCTGATAAGGGGAGTAATGGAAGAAGTTATGCGTATGTGCGAAGATATAGATTCCAATATCTCTAAAGTAAATCCACAAAATATATTAAATACTCCTACTTTACCAGACCGCCATGGCGCCGCCAGCCCACTTAATTCCGATATTAATAAAGACAATGCACCAGAATTATTAACAGGATTAGGGATTCCTCCAGAGCGCGCAAGAGATATCGTGGATATGCTTGATGGCCTGTCAGACTTTCTGAAGCCAAGTGAACTATGTAAATTACTTTCGGGCGACGCTAGCCTTGCATTATTAAGAAAAGTCCTCGTCAGAATTCAAGAAGAGTTCCCTAAATTATCATTGTACATTAACGATCGCGGAGATGTATCTAAACTGTTTAAGAAATTGGGAGAAAGTGTTGATCAAACTTTCTGTGGTTCAATTGTTACTAGTATTTCATCGATTGTTGATATGTGTGAAGACGTCGCGGACGATTCTTTACATGAGGGAGCTTTACGAAAGAAAGGATTTTCAGAAGACCAGATAAAAAAGATACTAGAGAACGACGCGCTCCAAAAGAAGGACGCACTAGAAAAGATGTCGGACATGTTTATAAATCCAGATTCTATGGTTGACACTCCTCCGACATTTTGCAGCCCTACAAGTCCCGGAATGGTTTCTGGAATTCCGGAAGCAATAGAACATAATATCGATAGGTATATGGACACTATCTTTGAACATATGGAAACGTCATATAGATTTGAAGTCGAGAGTGTAAAGCCGGCGATGGTGCACATTATTTCAAAGGACGTCGAAGGAGCAGCGCCCCTGCCCTTTGAAGAAGGCAAAGATTATCCCGTGGGGGCTACAATAGAAATAAACGAGGAAGACGGCACTGCAACGATCACATCTGATCCCGAGCAACCGGTGATTGAGCGAAAGTTTCCCCAAGCCCCTTCCAGAGAAGTAGTGCCTAGTCTTAAAGCAAACTTGGAGTCAGGTCTTTTAGATGCAAACTTGATGACTTCTAAGTTAACCAGTAGAAAAGACAATAAATTTACAGATGAAAAGAAATATAATAATAGAACTGTTATTAAATTCTTAGGAAACAATTCTGGAGTGTCAGCATCTGATGTGGACGCTCTAGCGAAACAATTAAAAGATATTCCGGGAGACGTAGATGTCATCGGAGCAATAAAAAAGAATGTCAATTTTGATGTCGTTAGCCTAGATTTAAAAACAGCAGAAGAAAATATAATAAATTTAGAAAATTCAGAAGAAGTAGATATTAAAAATGTCGCAACAATAAAAACAAATAAGAAAAAGTTTTTTAATCCTCTAGAAGACGAAGAAATAAAAACTATTACTTCAAAATATGAAGTAGAAGAAGAGATAGATCCTCAAGTTAAGGAATTGATTATAGATCTATTAAGTGAAGATTACCCAGACCAGGGAATAAAAGAATCTCTATCTACACAGGGCGTTCTCAATTCATCTTTGCAATCTATTATATTTTCTAAATTAGTCTCAAGAAACATAAAGAAAGATCTTATTCCGCTGGTTAGTGAAGCAAATTCAGGACTAGAATCATGGAAAGGCATAATGACACTTTACATGAGTCAGTTTGAGGATCCGCTAAGAGAACTATATGAAAGATATCTTATGATAGCATCTGCTGAGAGTGTGTTCAAAAAAGCAGCAGAGTCATCACTGTTAAAAGTAGAAAACTTTGATTTAATTGAACTCATACCTCCCGAGGATCCTGAGATATTAAGTATTAATGATTGTGTTGCACCAAATTCTTCAGGTCAACTTCAGAGCGATGGCCTTCTTAGCTTTTCTAAATTAAAAGTAGAGACTAAAGATATTATTAAATTAAAGTATTGTCTCAATAATGACGATGATGAGGACGCTATAGCCTCCTCCATGAAGGCTGCAGCTGCCTTGACAATCGTAAGATTGGGCCTAATAGAGAGTGTTTTAAATTCTATATTTATTTTAACTCAAGTTGACATTGTTGCTGCTCTAACTGATGAGAAATATTTAAAACAATTCTTATATGATTTTGATAACAAATTAAAAAACGATGGATTCGAATTTAGAAAGCTATTTTATGAAATATTAGTTAGCTATTTGAGCGATAAGTTAGAGCAAAACATAGAATTAGATGGCATTACAGAGGATACTTTAAATTCCAAGACTGCTTTAAAATATATATGTAAGAAATCTTTAATAGATTTAAGTTCTGAAGTCGAAATCTTATTAAAAGAAACCCCTCCGGATCCAGATATGGATTGGGGATTCAACACTTTTATGAATTTACATGTTCCTATAAATAAATTAGTTGATGCCCCGGGCGCGATGATTAACACAGCTTACGATGGCTACGGCAACACAGACAACTCAGCGCCTTTGACTGGCATATCTAATTTGCTTGGCAGTCATAAGATCGTTCCTGGCGTAGATTTGCCTATGAAAATGGTCTTCGAGAAAGAAGAACAACATGGTAATCCGAATATAATGAAAAATGATTATGTCTGGCGAGACCCGGCCGCCGGAGAAGACATACCAGGAATTTATACAAATGCGATTTATTCATCATTTGATTTTTCTGCTTCTTCTTTGATGACCAAAAAAATAAGCTCTGTCCCTTCTTTGATGACCAAAAAATTAAGTTCTGACGGCGGGTTTTTCTTGCAAAAATATGCGAGAATTGAGTATGTTAGCCCCACAGCCATGTCGAGCCCTCATCAAATTTTTACTTGGCTAGACCACGCAGACGATCCTAACAATGATTATAAGCATGAGATAGTCGCTATAGATGAACTCGAAAGAGCATTATACACAAAAGCTCTCGACTTGCCTGTAAACGATTACAAATCAGACGATTTCGTAACAGTAGAAAATTCCGAATTTATTAAAGACCACATAAAAATACACTTTGGTATTAGGCTAATGTATGCACTGCCAAGTTTTGGAAACTCTAGAGGCACCCAAATAGAATCAAAAAGGCACGAAGCAGTCAAAAAATATGAAACCTTATTGGAATCTATACAAGGATTTAACCAAGAAGGTTTATATGAAAAAGAATTTTCTAAAGCCGCTTATAATCTAAGATCCGCTCCAGTAACAGTTCCTGCGTCTTTACTTAATATTGAAATACCAAATGAGGATACTCCCACTTCGCCCGACAGCACTGGAGGCATGAACTGGTCGCAACTACTCTCGTCAGCAGAATTTTCATATGTATATGACATTAATACAATTCCGATTGTGTCTGTTGAGCGACCGCTAGAGCACCACCCACAAACATTTAAAACTCCAGGCCTAGGGCTTTCTGAATTTAACTCAACAACATTCGAATCATTAAGAGATTTTTTGAGAGGAACTAGCTACGCGGCAGATGGAGGATATGATTCTTCAGATTACGAAGAAGCTATAGTAGATAGATTTTATAAAGACGGAAGTACTGTGAAAAAATCCTTTGGGTACTTTGATTCTCAATTTGAAAACCATCCGGATGGAAAGGAAGGTCTGATGGAAGACTTGAAAAACACTCCAGAGTATAAATTAATTAAAGATTATATATTCCCGATGAAGACTACTGCAGGCGCCGCGGCCCAATATATTAATTTATATCCCAAATCAAATACCATAGATATGGATAATATTTTCATTCAGACTAGAAGTAGTCTTGCTTCTTTGATAGATGTTCTTAATAACAATGATGACTATAGATATTCTCCGGACACTTCTAGTCAAAAAAGAGCGTCGTCTATGGTTTCAACTAATATGAGTCCAATTCCCAACTTGGCCGCTCTTGCTGCCAAAACAGTACCAACGATAATTAAGGGTATGGCGGAAACTATGGATCCAGCTTTTGGAATGGCCACCTTTATACAGACAGCTGCGGGTCTACCTCCCCACCTTGTTCCCCACTTAACTGTGGCGCTTCTGCCGCCGCCCATGTTCCCCCCGGTCTTCCCGACGCAAATATTTCCAATTACTCCTCTCGGAATGACAGCTGTGGCTCTAAGCATGCTAGATCCGTTTGGGGAACTATTGAAAAAGAAACATAATAGCAAAACTAAGAAAAAAGATTGTCTTGACGATGATTTAGAAGACGAAGAATAATAATAAATACAAAATAAATAAGATATTAATATTTAAGGAAAAGGATAAAACCAACAATGAACGGAATATCGCCAAAATTACCACTAATGGTAGACGACGTTGATGGACATTATAACAACAATAAAACAATAAGAGAATCTGTAACGCAGAACTTGAAACATTTACTGTTAACCAATAAGGGCGAGAAGATGATGGATCCGAGCTTTGGGGTTGGCTTAATGGCACATTTATTTGAACCGCTCTTAACGTCATCTTTTCCTGATATAGAAACAGCTATAATTCAGCAAGTATCTAAATATCTTCCTTTTGTAGAAATAGTGGATATACGTTTTCAGACAGGCAATCCAGATTTGGGCCAACCGCCAGAATTATTATCTGTAAGAGTTGATTTTGAAATAACACCTATCCGAGAATCTGCAATTTTAGTGATAAACTCCGACTTAAACTAATTAAATATTGAGCAGTTACATCCCCAGGGGACCCCAGAATGGCCGGCAAAAAAAATGTTCCTATTAAATATACGGTAAGAGAATTCAATAGTATAAAAGACTCTCTTGTAGAGTACGCAAAAAGATATTATCCCGACACATACAAAGATTTTAACGAAGCATCGTTTGGGTCTTTGATGTTGGACACCGTTGCGTATGTGGGAGATATTATGTCTTTCTATCTAGATTTTCAAGCAAACGAATGTTTTTTAGACACAGCTTTAGAATATCAAAATGTTGTTAAATTAAGCAAGCAACTTGGATATAAATACCGTGGCCGGCCAACATCTCATGGAGAAATTAGCTTTTATATATTGTGCCCGTCAAATGATTCAGGTACAGCACCAGATAGTGATTATATGCCTATCCTAAAGAGAGGTAGCCAGTTCAGCTCTACTGCCGGCAACAACTATATGCTAGTTGAAGACGTAAATTTTAACCACCCTAACAACGAAATAGTAGTAGCCAAGGTCGATTCTACTACTGGAGCACCAACTTCTTATGCAGTAAAGGCTAAAGGAAAAATAATATCCGGACAATTAAATAGAGAGTCAATAGAGGTTGGCTCTTATGCGAAACTAAGAAAAATAGAGTTGTCAGAAGGATCAGCAATCTCAGAAATTATATCAGTAACTGATACTTTGGGTAATCAATATTTTGAAGTAGAATATCTATCTCAAGATGTTATCTATAAGGAATTTACAAATCCCAACGACTCCGACTTAGAATCAGTCCCAAAGGTTTTAAAACCAGTAGTAGTACCTAGAAGATTTGTCGTCGATCGTGAGCTTGGAAAGACATTCCTACAATTTGGATACGGATCAGAATCTGATCTAACTAGTGATCAAATAGTAGACCCCGCCAATGTGTTGTTAAACCTACACGGCAAAGATTATATAACTGACTCTAGTTTTGATCCATATAACTTTACTAATTCCGATAAATTAGGTGTGTCTCCTTCGGACACAACTCTAGATGTTGTTTATAGAGCTAATAATTCTAATTCTGTAAACGCGCCAGTGAGTACGATAACACAAGTTACCGACCCAATAGTAAAATTTAAAAATGCTTTTAATCTGAGCACTACTAAAATGAGGAATGTCATAAACTCTATAGAATCTATTAACGAAACGCCTATTCTAGGAGATTTGCAGTTTGTCGATTCTGCTGCACTAAAACAAAGAGCTTTAGGGTCTTTCTATTCGCAAAACCGGGCCGTAACTGCGCAAGATTATAAAACTTTAACATATTCTCTTCCTCCACAATATGGCGCCGTTAAGAGAGCTAATATTGTTTTAGACCAAGATTCTTTTAAAAGAAATTTAAATATGTATATAATTGTAGAGAATACCCAAGGAAAGCTGACGACAGCTAATGACTCTATTAAACAAAATATAAAAACTTGGATTTCCAATTATAAAATGATAAATGATACCATTGATATTCTAGACGCTAGAGTCGTTAATCTTGGTATTGAGTTTTCTGTAGTAAGCGAACCAGACGTAAATAAGATGCAAGTTCTAAGAAACTGTATAACAGTACTCGAAAGTGAGTTTAAAAAAGTGCCAGAGATCGGAGAGCCCTTTCATATAACAAAAATTTATAGTATTTTAAACAAAGTCCCGGGAGTTATCGATACCTCCAACGTCAATGTCGTTCAAAAGACTGGAACAAACTATGCGGATATAAAATTCAATATATCCTCCAGCCTTACTAACGACAAGAGATATATTAATATTCCAAAAAATGTAATTTATGAAATTAAATTTCCCGATAATGATATTAGAGGTACAATTAAGTAATGGCCATTAAAAGATATACTTCTAATAAAGATAACACCATAACAAATGCCTTTGAATCAAATTTAACATCCCGCGGAACTGGTTCAAATATGGGAGCCTCTGATATTTTGGAGGTATTTTCTATATATGGGCAGGCATTACAACCGGAGTCAGATCAAGGTTCGGGATCCGGCGAAACAGCAGAGCTATCTAGAGTTCTTATACAATTCCCTATTAACGATATAAGCACAGACCGCGATAATGAAACTATTCCTGTATCTGGCAGCGTCGACTTTTATTTAAGATTATATAACGCGCGCCATGGCCAAACTACTCCAAGGGACATAACATTCGTAATAGCACCGGTCTCTAAGACTTGGGAAGAGGGCTTCGGCCTAGACATGGACGAGTATAAAGATATAACTCGCGATCGCGAAGGCTCGAATTGGATGAAGTCCGCAGGAGATACTTCTTGGACAACTCCCGGCGGGGATTATTTAACAGCATCCGTAATAACCAAGACTCTAGAAAAAGGCACAGAAGACTTAGAAGTTAATATTACAGAAATTGTGGAAGAATGGATCTCTTCAGATGGATATAGCAATTATGGTATTGGCGTACAACTAACTGGCTCTCAAGAAGCATATTTTTCTAGCTCAACAGGAGATACAACTGGTTCTGTATTACATAATTTAGACGGCGCGCAAAGATCTTACTATACCAAGAAGTTCTTCGGCCGCGGCTCTGAGTTTTTCTTTAAGAGGCCAACTGTTGAAGCTCGATGGGATTCTTCCAAAAAAGATCAGAGAGGAAACTCATTTTACAGTAGCTCATTGGCTTCGGCTACAGAAAATATTAATACACTTTATTTTTATAACTACTTTAGGGGCCAGTTACGAAATATTCCTGGTATTGATTCTGGCGGCTCGCCTGTGTATGTGGAGATCTACCATACAGACGATGGCACTCCAACAGGTTCGGCAATAACCCTTGTGCAGAGTGATTATGTGACTTCGACTAATCAAACGGTAGTAACTGGAGGTTATGTTTCTACAGGCATATATTCTGCTTCATTCGCTCTTACAGGTGGAACTTCTCCAGATAGCCTTCTACACGACGTGTGGATTAGTGGCAGCGCTACTGGTGTCACGTTACACACCGGAAGCTTTAAACCAAAGAGTCTGAAATCATCAAATTATAAGCCTTATCCAGAATATGTTACTACTATAACGAATCTTAAGTCGAAATATCACACTAGTGAGAATCCAACATTTAGGTTATTTATTAGAGAAAAAAACTGGTGCCCTTCGGTATATACCAAAGCAGTCGCAGCCCCAGACAGTGAGACTATAGAAGACGCATATTACAAGGTGTTCAGAATAATTGATAATTTAGAGATCATAAACTATGGCACTGGGTCATCCACATCTCCACAAACGGACGGCGCCGCAGGTTCATATACTCGGGCATCTTACGATGTTTCTGGTAGCTATTTTGATTTAGACATGTCCACGATGGAACCTGGCTATATGTATGGTGTAAGGCTAGCTTATTACATAAATGGCTCATATGTTGAACAGTCAGAAACATTTAAGTTTAGAGTTGAAGAGCTAGAAGAACAATAAAGCGGGATTTTTAATAGATGAGTTTAAAAGACTTATTCAAGAATAAAGGTAAAAAATATTTAAAGCCGACGACGAAATCTGAAATTGGAGATGAAATCGAATCGGCTGATTTAATAGATCCAGTTGTTGCAGATAAAGAAACCTTTATCCCGCACATCGATTTCTCTTTGCCAGAAAACTTCGCTAGATACGGATCTGCTAAAAAATATTATACAGACGCTTTCTCTAGGATAACGGATCAATTTCCTTACGACGGTACTCTAACAGAGCGCTCTGAATGGTTTGTATCTTCTTCTTATATAGACAAATGGATCTACGAAAACAAGTATCCTAGAACAAATGGATATGTGTGTTTCTCTCCCGAAGGCTGGGGGACGCGAAGTTCTTCCCATGAAGCCGCTGGCTACCACCTCGGCATGCCCGAGAATAAAGAGTACATCTTAATTAAAGGTGGCCCCAATGTTGACACCTCCAAAGACTACAAGAAAGAGGGATCCCGTTCTAACATATACAATGTAGATGAAAACAGAATTACAAACTTAAGGTTAAACGCGACATCTGGTTCTACTGTTGAGTTCTGGCTAAAAGTTGACGCCCTGCCAGATACAGGAGATGCTGGCGCTACTGATCGCATGACCGTATTTGATCTATGGAACGGAATATCTGGTTCTAGCTCTGATTACGGACGATTCGAAATTTATGTTAATAACGACGGAACTGGCTCTAATGCCGCCTTTGGTATACATGCTATATCTGGCACAGTTGGCACCGGCGCTGAAGACGATGACTCCTTTACTGGATTCAATTCTGTAAGTGCTAGCTCTGCAAACGAAGGCCTGTTTACTTCCCACACTCAAAATGATCTTTCAGACGGACTCTGGCATCATTACGCTATCGTACTTAAGAATACTGGTAGCAACCTTATCTCACAACTTTATGTTGACGGAGAAAAGAAACAGACAATCACAAAAAGCTCTGAATCTTTAAATGAAATAGAAGGCAAGATGATTGCATGTTTGGGAGCGAATGTTGCATATCCAGAATTCATACAAGACCCGGGAACTATCGATAGTGCCAATGGCCGCGGCCTGTCTAAGCTTTCTGCTTCGATGGATGAGTTTAGGTATTGGAAGACCGCTAGAACTGAAAAGCAAATTGGCAGATATTGGTTCACGCAAGTAGCTGGCGGAACAAATAAAGATGATGCAAATATTGATTTGGGAGTTTATTACAAATTCAATGAAGGTATTATGGGCGACGCAGATACTGACAGTACAGTACTGGACTACTCTGGTCGTATAAGTAACGGTGCCTGGACTGTATCTACGGGAATGGTCGGCAGCACATATAGGGTAACGGGTTCCGCTATTGTTGAGGCCGGCGCTGCGAGCAAAGAATACAAAGACCCAATTATTTATGAGAATCACGATCAGGTAAAAAATCAAAGAGAAGATTTAGAAGCTTCAGGGAGTAATTACGATGATACCAATGCCTCGTCTATATATCGCTCTATGCCGGATTGGATCGTACAGAATGATGCAGGTGGGGATAAGCACCTAGAAAACCTTACTCAGGTAATGGCGAATTACTTCGATACATTACACCTTCAAATTGAAGCACTCCCCAGGTTAAAAGATGTTGCATATCATTCTGGTAGCCATAAACCTTATCCATTTAACGATAGAATATTAGAGAATTTTGGATTTAATACAGCCGACATGTTTTACGATGAGGACTTCTTAGAGAATTTCGATCAGAGAGATGATGATAGAGTTTTCAAAGAGACAATACATAATGTAAAAAATACAATTTATAACAATATCTACAATAACTTAATATACATTTATAAATCGAAGGGTACGGAAAAATCATTTAGAAATCTAATACGTTGCTTTGGTGTTGACGAAGAATTTATTAAGTTAAATGTATATGCGAATAACACCACATATACACTTGGAGATAGTTATAGAGAAACTGCAGTCAATAAAACATTAATTAATTTTAGCAGCGGTAGTAATCATGATGATACGGGAACCACTGGCTCTGTAGTATATCAATATACCGAAGCCGGCAATTCAAACTCTACTTCATATATATATGGATCTGCAGACGATTCTGGCAACGAAGTTTACGTACCTATTACAACTGAGGCGGAAGTATATTTCCCTCTTAAGGCATCATCTAGATCTACTAGTTTTATTTCCCACCCTCATTATAGCTCTTCTTTATTCGGATGCCGTACAGCAGAAGAGGATTCGGATGTTTATACAGTAGCAGATCCAGATTATGCTAACTTTACTGTATACTCTGTCAGAAAAGAATTAGACGAGCCAGGAGTATACTTCCAACTTACTGGTACATATGTACCTGATATTACAAGTAGTTTTTTCGAAGATGTCTATGATAATGAAAAATGGAACTTCGGCGTAAGGTTTAGACTAGAGAAAGAACCATGGTCAAATGAGGTGAGCGGAACATATGCTTCCGGAAGCGACAATGACGTCATGGTTGAGTTCTATGGAGTAAATACTGAAGCCGGCGTGGTCAAAAGAGATTTCGCAATTTCTGGCACTTTGGATGACGCAGCTAATGATTATCTCTTCTCATCTCGCAAAAGATTCTTTGCCGGCGCTGACAGGACAAACTTTACAGGAGATGTTTTAACACCTTCAGATGTAAAATTTAGCTCACTTAGACATTGGGTCAGCAACGTTGACGATAACGAAATAAGAGCGCACGCCTTAGACATCAAAAATTACGGAGTCCGCGAGCCATTCCGCAGCGCACATCTTTTTGAAACGTCAACAGAAGGAATCCCAGTTCCAAAAATTGAAACGCTAGCTTTAAATTGGGACTTTAATAATATTACAGGTTCCGATGGCGACGGCGAATTCTTGGTGGCTGATGTTTCTTCAGGTTCTGCAACACTGACCGATAGATATGGTTGGCTTGGAAATTCTTTGAAGAAGCAACATACAGCCCGCGGCTACGGATTCCCACCGGAGAAGAAGGGAGTCGTTGCAAAAACTTACATATCCACACTAAAGCAGACAATACCAGAGAACATGCTCAGTTCTGAGATGGTAAAGGTTCTGGCCTTTGATGATGAAATATTTACAAGAGACAGTCGGCCCGTTAACTATTTCTTTGCATTCGAGAAAAGCCCGTACCAAAACATTTCAGAAGAAATGCTTAATATTTTTGCTACTATTAAAGATTTCAACAACTTAATAGGCGAGCCAGTAAACAGATATCGTCAAAAATATAAAGATTTAGAGAAGTTACGAAATCTATTCTTTGAAAGAGTACAAAACACACCGGATGTCGAAAAGTATATTTCGTTCTACAAGTGGCTAGATTCTTCAATATCTGATATGTTGAGAAATCTATTTCCAGCTTCTGCTGATTTTGCAGAAGATGTTAGAACCATAATTGAAAGTCACGTACTTGAGAGAAATAAGTATTGGACTAAGTTCCCAACGATGGAATTTAAAACTCAAGATCCTGAAGCCTCTATGAAGGGAGCCTCTGAGCTAAACTATGATTGGAAGCATGGACACGCTCCTATATCTCAAAATGAAGCTGATAATTGTTTGTGGTGGAAGAAGCGCGCAGAAAGAGACAGGCAAGCTTTTGACGACAACTCCGCCCTCGCGTCAGGCGACGATGGAGTAGACTCAAAAAAGAATGATATATTACAAGTACTTGTCACTGAAACTAGTGCTAGTAATCCTAAGCTAGCAAAATCGGACGGTACTGTCTATCAAGGCTCCAGCTATGCTATGCGTAGTTTGACAAGGCCTTATAAATTTAAAGCAGAAGCCATTACTACAAACAGAGCTTCCGACGAGAATAAAAAGAGTACATTATGGAAAACAGAAACAGGGTTTAGTTCTGATAAGTCTGTAACCATTTTGTCGACTAGCGTAATTGAAAAGAATGAGTGTAATGACAAACTAACACCCCACTCCGGGTCAAAACATAAGTATTCTTTTGAGGCTGCCAGCACCGGCGATAGTTCATATTTAGATGGCAATGGCGAATTGTTAGCCCCATTCTCAATTATTAGCTCGTCGGTAACAAAGGGCTACGTTGAGGCACTGTCAACATTTAAATCAGGAGTCGAGATAGTTAATCACCATGTCGATTCTTATTACGGAGAAGAACCACTTCAGGGCCCATTCACTGAGAAGTATGTCGGAGGCCAGCAACATAGGCACGTAGATATAAATTATGCGAGCCCACAGTCGCTGTCACAAAGAAAAGATCTAGACACCGATTCAGATCGTCCAGAAGCTTATCACCTAAGTATATCCTCGGGCCAGCTTACCGTACAAGACCCATCAGATCATCACATAGAGAAGCCAAGAGCTAGATATTTCAGGGATGAAACAGCCAAACGTCCTGTAAACATTAGGAATATTAAGCAAACGACAGGATCTCTAGAAGGTTCTGTAACTGTTATAGGTAATTACGAACACAATTATCAGGTTGTACAGGCCCCGGGCCGGAACGTTAACAACCTTTGGTTTAGATCTGGTTCTACTGGAGCCGGCGGAGTGGACACATCAACGAAACTTTCTGATTGGGTTTCGGGTACTGTCGACTTTAGACTCCCGGACAGGTCAGAATATTCAGACGGTACAAGAAACAAGACAGTAATCGCAGAAAGGTTTTCTTCACCTGGCGGACCAGAGCAAATGGGCCGCGGCTATCTTGATGTAGAAACAGAGACATACTCAATCTACAATACTATGAACTACAGAAACATGATTGTTCGTGAGTTCGTCGATGAGCACTCTTCAAAGATGTGCGAGCAATTCGGGCTACTAAAGGGAACAACAATCCGCACTGTCGATGCCTCTCCCGAATCTGGCGAGGACGATTCTTATATAAATGACGCGTCCTGGCATAAAGTTAACAGGAATACGAGATACAGATTGGAAGCCGGCCAAGGTTTAACCCCAACAGCCGACGAAGACGATGGCCAGCACGTAACGGGAGCAGTACATGATAACGCTTTCGTTCGCCATATGATTCCTCAAAGCGATCGGCAGTATGCCTGGATTACTGCTTCTTTAGCAGATAGAGCGAATATTGGCAAGTCCGCGCCATTTGGTTATAGTATGACACAAGATGGCCTAATTTACAATGCTGCAGATGATAGCTGGAACAATCCTTTCACATGGGTAACCCAAAGTGACTTTGGTTCTTATACGGTCGATTCATCAACACAGCCAAGAATATTTGGAACGACCCAGGAATATTGGGAAACCACACTCTCCGCTAGCGTTCATAGATACATGCCCGGAAATTTTGCCGGCATTAACACACACATATACGAGCCTATAGACGAAGCAAATAATCTTATAGGTACCACGGAGAGAGGACATTTTGAGCGCAATGACGGCTACCCGGCTTTTATAAATGCTGGAGATAATGCTTTTATCGACTATCAAGTATATAGCGGCTTTCAGGATGCTAGCGGGACTGCAGGCGTGGAGCGCGCAGGCGCCGAGTCTGCATTCAATACCCTTATGCTCCACAGAAATGGCCCTGGAGGCTATCCTACGTGGAAACAGGTACGTACAGCCCGCCATCCCGTTGCGAGGCATATGCGTAGAAATAATAGGCTTTCCGTGATAACTAGCGGGAAGACCAGAGGATCTGCTTATTCGTGGCCAGACAACCTCACGCCCACACCCGGTACTTCAGAAAGAACAATGACTTCTTACACCGAGCCGGTTGTGAGCTTTAAGAGTAAGCCGATGATCCACTCGCTGCTAGTGGATGCCGATGACGGCGACGGTAATATCACACTAAAACATACTTATGCGAACAACCTGACAACATATGCTAATAATGAACTGGTCAATAAAACAAATTCCAGTATTACAGAAAAGCAAGCATATGATCACCTAGTAGACCTGTATACTCCAAGAGGCGGAGTGCCGTTCGAACTTAATCCAATTAAGAAAATGAAGGCGTTCACTTATTCAGAAACTGTCTTCCCGAAGGACGAGTATGTAGGCTTGGCAAAAACCCGCATGCGCCTAAAGTACTCTGAGGATACGGGCAGTACTGGGGATAATGGTATTGACAGGAGACAAAGGAGAACTTTCTGGAGAGATAAGAGAAGCGATAGAGGTCTAACTGTTGATTCCTCTGAAAATTCTCAGGGCCACGTTGATATGGGTCAGGGAAGACCTTCTCTTACCGGTACACAGTTAAACATTTGGCCCCTCGGGCCGGCCGAATATGGCGAGGTAATACGCGATGATCTGTCGCCATATAGCTTAATGAGAGAAACATTTTTCGGAGAATTATGGCCCAGTGGCACTTACGAGAGCTTACATACGACCGCATCCTTGTCATTTATGCGTTCTCTTGCCACTCCCTCAACCGGCGCCGCATCGCACGGTTTTACTTATGGTCACGAACCTTCAACGAAGATGCCACTTTATTCTGCTCATATTGAAGCAGGCAAAAATCCTTGGTATGATTCTTACGAAGATTATTCAGCCGATATCAAGCTTATTGGGCAGGGCTATTCTATCTTGCCAGAGTTTAGAATATCAGATCATATGGATTATTATATTGAATCCGGAGGAAACTTCTTAAAGACGAACAACAAAATATTATCTTTAGATGGTACAGAAATAACGTCTTCTGCGACTGACGAGCTAGCCGCGGCCAATAAAGAGTTTTATGAAACATACTCACATTCTGATTTCATGCAGTATTTCGGAAAAATATCAGATGATCACCAATCGTCTCTTTACAGGCCATCAAAAATTTCTTTAAAATTCTCTGGTATAAAGAAGTTATTGCCTTATAATGGATTTTATCCGGCTCTTAGAAGCGTACAACTTGGAAGCCTGTTATCACAATCATTGGGGCCCTATATTGGAGGATCTGAGAAAACAGGAAGTCAGTATTTTGGTGGAGACCAACACGATTCAGAGTGGGCCGGCGTTGGAAACGTCGATGAAAAGGGCTTTTCTCCTCAAAGATTAAATGCCATGTTGCAGCCACTCATGGCCCCGGGCGTTTTCTTCAACTCTATTAAATCTGGAATTGCCGTAGATTATCCCGTCTTTAGTGATGAGGTGCCGACAGATGCTACTGCCGCTGCAAACGCCAAAGTGAACATCGCCCCTGTACATCTTTTTGTACCAGAGAGACCAAATTATAGAATTCCATTTGAATCCTTAGTAGATTTAAGATCCCTTGTACCTCAAAATTCAAAAATATATTATAATGACCCACAGTTTGTCGGTTCCAGCGAGAAAGAGCATGGCTATGGCGATTCAAATCCTTCTTTCTTCGATCCTCTTGGTATATACATGTCATGGGATGGCGAGCTGCACAAGCCGCAATTTGAGATGGCCACAAATAACTTTTTGGGTGAAACTGTTAAATTTTTTCTAAAGGGCCAAAAATTAAAGTCTTTTAAATCATCGCCACAAAAAGACTTCAAAACCATGGCTTCTGGCAACACATATTACATGGATATTGTTTTGTGGAAGACTGAAGATTTCGTGTTGAGTCAGGGTGGAGCACTGCGTTCTATAGGAAGCTCCCCGGGAGAAACGACTGCTTACGGTTCTATATATGGACCTCCGTACCGAGGACACCAGCCTGACGGCACGGGTGATGATCACGGGTTTGTCTCTCTCAGCGTCGAGAATCATGACCCACATTATGCCCCCCACACTCCTCCTTACTTCTATGGCAAGTCAACGGCTAGAATATCTTTTATTCCCCATGAGGCGGATACAATGGGCACTGGAGAAAGCAGGCAGTTCAGTCTTAGTGAAATTTTGGCCGGCGCAGAGATAACATATTTTAATGAACACGAACTATTAAATAAGTTAGCTGCAGAAGAGGCTACCGGACTCTTTACGGGCTCTCTAGACGGAGAATCTTTGCCACCGTCTATGGAAGAGTGCATGGAATTATCATCTTCGCTTAACTTATTTGGTATTGAACGACGTAAAAAAGTCGAGTTTAAAGCTACACAAACTGGACAAGAAGAAAATGAAAATTCTTACATACCAATTAAAATTTTCGAACCAGACAGTGATGAATACGACTCTTGGGTTATTTCTCCAAAATGGGAATGTCCTACAGTAAATGTATCCTCCAGCAATGCTGTCGAGAAAACTAATGTTTTAAGTATCTGGAATAAATATGGCCAATTACCTGAAGAAAACTCTGGAATCTTTTTGGAAATTAAAGAAAGTTATCCTGAAATAATTAACATGCCGCGCGGAGGAAATGCCCTAACTAGGTCTTTGGCACAAGTGTGCGGATTCGAATCAACCACCCAGAGGATTGGAGAAATAGCAGATGAGAAAGAGATCTCTGAAGCTATCGTTGCAATTCCTTATTCTACAACTAGACTAAAAGGTCTAACAGTCCAAAAGAAAGGCTTCGGTAATAAGCACTTCTATAGAATTGAAAAGGAGATGTTTAATATTCAGCGAGCCAATGTTGAGGCTGGCCAACCGGCAATTAAAGAAGGCCAAAAGGGCTCACTAATAAACATTGAAGAGACATCTATTTCAAAAATGATCAGGACTATGAAAAAATACGTGATCCCGCCGAGATTAGATTTCCTAAAAATAAAAAAATCAAAGGGACCACAGCCCGTACCGATTGCAATGTATTTCTTTGAGTTTACGCACACTCTTGACCAGGAAGACCTTTCGGATATCTGGCAGAACTTGATGCCCAAAATTGCTATGAAAGCAGAAAAGCAAGATGTCGTTGTATCCCACGATGTATCGATGTATGATTTCTTCGGTGTTAACGGAGGCCCATTTAATCCAGACTCTTCGACCCCAAATGTTCGCTGGATGATATTTAAAGTAAAGAGGAAAGCGGAGCAGAGTTATTACAGCGTGACAGCAGACACTACAGATGACGATAGATTTAAGTTCGATTTCGGAGGAAAGGTCGCGAGACCAGATTATAGTTATAACTGGCCTTATGATTTCTTCTCTCTCGTTGAGTTGGCGAAGTTGGATACTGCTATCACATTCGAGCCTAAGCCCGTTGCCTCGGTGATAAAACCTCCAATCTCTCCAAACTTCCTTTTGGGAACTGATGAGGAATCCGAATAATGTCATTTTTAGATAGAAAAGAGCAAGTATTAGATACTCAGTTAACTCAGTACGGTAAAAGACTCTTGGCCCAGGGCAAGCTTAAGCCGGCTTATTATGCTTTTTACGATGACGATATTATTTATGATCTAAATTGGACTGGTCTAGATGAAGAGCAGAATGATTCGGAGACCAGAATCAAAGAGGCAGTTAGACCAGAAGTTCAGTACGTATTTAGCGGTATCGAAACAAAGATAAAAGAACAAAACAAAACTATAACTTCTAATAACACTCAAGACTTAAAAGAGATACAAAATGAGGCGGATAGAGATTTTATTGTGCCTCCCCTAGGGACAGCAGACCCTCACAGTTCATATATTCCAGCTTGGAATATTAACTTCTTAGAGGGACACTATACAGGTTCTGTTTCCCAAACTTATAAAACAGGAAGTTTAGAATTAAAAATACCACAGATGGAAATAGATCTAGAGTATACAATAAAAGTCGGAGACGACGGAGAAGGCGTTCCTGAAGGCGGGAACGTAGACTGGACTGCACAGATGGTCAGCGGTGAAGACGATCATTCTTTCTTTAAATTCTCGGATGGGACAAATCATTTTCTAGATGATAGCAGGGGTAACTTGTTTTTGACAATCTTGGAAAAGAACTCGCATTTCTTAAATGAGAATTACGATATAGAAGTATTCGAGTTTAATGAGGACGATGAACTACACAGGTTAAGTTTTATGAAGGACGAGATTCTTGTTAGAGATGGCATACTGTTAGATAAACCAGAGAAACCAATCGTTAAAGATTTTGGCCCCGATTACGTTGAGTACTATTTTGATTTGCTTGTTGATAAAGAAATTGATAATGAAGTCTATTGTAATGTAATTAAAACGCAGGCCCTAGAGGATGCTTTTGTGGATGAAAATATATTTAATTGCGAAGACGTACTAACGTCAGAAGCAACTTCGGACATATATAGAATTTCCAAAGAGATTGATGAGGAGCCCTGTTAATGAGTGCCATCACTGAAACAGAAATATTTGGAAGCTTCTTACCTTTTCCGACTATAAAATCCATCACTCTAGAGACTGGCGGGAAAGAAGTTAAAGAGAAGAATCCGCATATTGATGAAAGCACCATGGCTGATGGTTCCGCAAATCCTTTTGGAGATCCCAAGTTCGTAGAGAAATCTGGTAAATTAAAGATAAGTGTCAATGCAGTTGTAAAAGACAATTTGTCTTTCTCAGAATCCCAGTTTGGATCTCAGTGGATGTCCAGCGATGCTAGCAAATTTGTCAATGTAGCGATAGTGCAAAGTACAAATGCGCAGTTGACAGACTTGATGCTGAAGAACGCAGATCTGGGTGCTGCTATGGGGTTCCCATACGGTTCAGCGCCATGGAGCAAAGTAATATCGGATAAGAAGGGCTTCGTCACAGGTCAAAAATATAAAATGACACAAAACGGACAAATATTGATCAACAGCTTGTCTTCAATATCGGAAGGAACAGAGGACAAAGTAGTTAAATTTGAAACATATGTAAATAATCACGGGGACACTGTAATAGAATATCCTATTAACTTTACGTTTAGTGTAGACGAAGAGAACCCAAGTCATCTGGCATATTTTTGTATTGCGACTTTAGATTTTGATTTGCTAGCAACGGAATTCGACGTTAATCCGGAAGACATTACGGACTCTGTTTCATCTCTTCGAGAGATTTCAGAAATGAGCCATATAGTCGCCATCGATGGTGGAAATAATGTTTCCATCCAAAATAAATTTTTCTTAAAAGACGGCACTCCGTTCAACGGGCCGGTCCACTATCACCCAGAAAACGGTTGGATGGCTGGCGCACAACACTCTGATCAGCCACATTCCCTCTTAGACTTGAAAAAAATAGCCAATACTGTAGTGAGAGACTTTAGATCTGCAGTACAGGAAGACATTGATTTAAGCGCTTTATATGATGCAGAAAGTGAAATTAATAAACTAATCAATAACTTAAGCACTACAAGCTATAGGAGCAAGGAACAAAAAAAGAAATCGTATTTATATGATTGTTTGTCCTACTCTGAACCTAGAGGCTTTGCTAACGGTGTTACAGGCCAGTGCGGGATCCTATTTTCTCTAGACATGCACTCTATTGTAAAAGATAATTCCACTTTCCCGGGATTATATAAAATAGATAGTAATAATCTAAAGAGTGAGTTTACTACAAAATCAAAGATTAGGGAATTAAAATTATTCCAGCGGCAGATAAGAAAATCAAACAATACTAATGAGCTAGGTGTGAAAAATCATGTGTCTAAACCGATCCACGCAGACAAGCCACCTACACAAATTGGCTCTTTTAGCGACTATGGGTCGAAAGTCAATATAACCGAACAAGAAATATATTTTCCAGACATGCCCTTCGCTTCAGCTTTCGACCACATTCGAACGTTCACCTCCAAGAATGTACTTTATGGCGGTGAACATGAATATTTTATTGAGCTTGAGATCGAAGATGGCACCATTAAATATTTTGCAAATAAAATTGAAAAGTTATACGAATTATTAGATGAACTAAAAATATATTATAATGATGCTACCAAATTGAGTACTTTTTATAATAACAATGGCCAAGCCTATCAAAAGAGTAATTTTAATATTTATTTGAACAAGTTTACAGAAGAGTGGATTAATAAAAAGAAAAATGAAGTACAAAATCCTGGAACATATAAATCTATTGAAAAGAGTATTAACAATAATTTAATCAAGGTTTATAAGATTCTAGCTAATTTGGGAGGTCAGACTGCGACATTCAAAGCTAAGGTATTGAATATTATTAAACCCGAGACTGGCTCTCCTGCCGGCATATCAAAGATAATAAAGTTAGTTGAACATACCATTACCAAAATGAACGGTCTAGCCGGCATAAGTTCATATAATATATCCAATAACGGCATCGGAGCAAAGGGTTCGAACCAAGATATTACAGATAAGAAAGGTCTGCAAAATAAATCAAAGAGTCAAAGGTCTACGTTTAAAGTAATTATTCCTCTTAATTCTAAGGTAGATCCAGGAGGAAACTTGGACGTCGGATATGATTATATATCAGAAAGAGCCGACGTGATAAAAGCTCCGCAAGCGCGTCATTGGCCAGAGACTGGATTAAAAATAATTGATAGCGAAACATTTTTAGGTAGAGTTAGTGACGAGAGCGCGAAATATTATGATAGCTCTGATTTTGATCAGGATGTGTCGAATAATAGAACGATCGGTGACACTCTCGGAAATACAGCTTTAAGCTATTTGACACCATCTAGAGTAAGAGTTGGCCATCAGTTCGAAAATATAATCTTAAGCGGTTTAGCTGGAGGTTTTATTTCCACCGCGGTAAAGGCTAACTTTAGAAAGATTATGTTAAAGAGCATTAAATATAATCTAGATGATAGAAATTTATTACCCACGGCGAAAGAAAATGATGAGATTCAGGATGCTATGCTTAAGGAATCTGATAATAAAGATTTATTAATGGAGTTGTTCTCTTCACCCGGCGTACAAATCACCCCCACATCAGATTCCTCATTGTTTGAGAGCCTTGTTGGGTTTATTAACGATGACGATGTTAGCGATGATAAGAAAAATAATCTAGAAGAAGAAATTGGCACTCTACTAAAAGAGGAATACAATGGAAGAAATCTAACTCCTCGTAAAAATCCCAATAGTTTATTTTTCAATTTACTAGCAGTTATGTCCGACGATATAAAGCATAAAAAACCACTTGAATATTATGACTTTTCAAAATTAGTGCCAAAACCGGGGACTAGTGGTGGCCCTCCCAGCACATTAGCAAGTGTTGATTATAGCTTAATGAAATCAGAAGAACACATATATGATAAAATTTTAGAAAGTTATTCTGGAATCCCTGGCAATTTTTTGCAAAAATTACCAAATCAACTAAAATCACTTATAAAAGAATCGGATCCCAACTCTTTAACAGGTACGAAGGGCACTGGTCTTTTTAATGCCGGCACAAAAGACCCAAAAATATATTTACATGATTATGCTCCTTACTGGTTTCACTTCGAAAATATAGTACAAATACAGTATCTCGCTGGCTACGAACAAAATAATTATTCAACCTATATTAATATGCCTATTTGGAAAACTTTAGATTTAGATTCATTTAATGATTTTCCGAAATCTAAAATACTTTGTAGAGTACAAAAGTACGAGAATAAGCTTCTAGACATTCAAAGGCCCGAATTATTAGAGCTTCCTATTTACAATGAGTACTTTATATTAAACTTAGAAGAATAAAATATGAGCGCATCAGACCCAACTAAAAAAAATCAAAAAGTCCAAGGCGTCTCTAAGAGCGTACTAGTTGTCGACTATTTACCGACGCAAGCTACACTAGATACCCTGGATTACGTGTTACCATTTCAGGAATCCCTTAGCGAAACACCAGAATATGATAAAGATTCACAAGGGCCGTATACTTCTAAAACCAGCGATATGTTTAGATATCACACTAGAAGGTATTTTCGAGACTTCCCGAGTTCTTTAAAAAAAGAAGCGCCAAACTACTCAGTCGGCCCGCGGTTTTTTAATCCTTCAGTTTTCCCTGCACCAATAATTGATCCACAAGGAGATTTTAAGATAGGCGATGAAGGCACTTTCCCCGACAATATAATTTGGGTGGAGACAAAAACTGATCCAAAGTATATGTTTTATGATTCCAGGACTCCCGACGGCAATTCTAAAGCTACTTGGCTTAACATACGAGGAGGTCTTAACAATAAAAAGAATCCGAATTATTCTCCTCTTTGGGCATTCTTATCAGGATATGTGCTGAAGAATCCTGGTAACGCAGATAACCTCCTTTCCCAACTAACAAAAATTCAGAGTATAGTTTTGGTTTACGATAAGTTTGGGGAAAATGTCCCGGGATTCGGGGGCGGCGGATATACTATAGATGAAAGAAACATTAACACGTATAGTGATTTTGAAAAATTCGTAAGAGGATTTTCTTCTGATACCGATTCTGTGAGAGTGGGTAGCTTGAATTTAGATAAGACAATGGGTGTGTACCATCTAGACCATACATGTGATTATGATTTTCCCCTATCTAAAGGAGAGATGGAAAAGGCCCAGATACCAGTTAAAACTTTGTATGCATCCCTGGGCGAAGAATATAATTTTTATGTTAATTCTTACGAAAAAGTATTGGCTGATTATGAGTCGTGGAAGACAAGTGATTTAGAGCCAATTATGCCAAATATTTATGTAATGGCAGGATCAAATGCGTCCGCAAAAAAGCTCGATGAGCTAAACTTATCTTATAAAAGGACTCTAACTCTTTTTGGTTCTACTGAATCCTCCCCATGGATCCCCAAAAAATTAAAGAACCTGACAAACTCCGGAGATAGAATAGATTTTGGACAATATTTCTCCAATTGGGGGTCTGCGGTAACAACCAACAAACTTACTATATTAGGCAACTCCATGTCCCCTGGCAAAAATCTTGGTAGATTATACAGGCAGAATAGAAATATCATTGTTCCTCCCTCTGAGGCGAAAAACATCGTGGAGTACTCAAAATTAAAGACACTCTTTCCTCTGTATACCGAAATAGAGTTCTCTACAGATACTAATAGTAAACTAGCGGAACCATTAATAAAATCAAATATGTGGACCTCTCTATTGTCTTATCTGATCAGAATCAACGACGAGGCAAGCTTCTCTGACAATGAAAGCACGGGCGCACCCGGAGAAACTTTGTATGGAGTAAAAACTTCATCATTGTTATTTAAGGGATACACACAACAAAATGTTGTTTCCAAAGAGAGCGACACTTATAATACCAAAATGCAGCAGATATCCACTAATGAATTTGACAAGTTTAGTGTCAAATCCATCGACGTCTTGGACTGGCTAGAAAGATCTTCTAAGCCCGGTAAATTTTTTGCAAACAAGACCACTAGTAAGATCAAGTGGACAAACAAAAAGTATACAATACTGGATCCCGACTCTAATAAAGAGAATACTCTTTCAACGTATAATAAAAATCCAATTATGGAAAAAATTATGCAGGCCGGCTTCAAAGCCAAACTTAAGAAACTTATAAAAGAAAATATGAGATCGTATGCCGGCGTTATTACCGGTGCAAAATGTTATAATGAGACCCTGTTCTACAAAATTGAAAAAAGAAATGCAGCATCAGGTAAGGTAATACAAAATATTTGGTTTGTAAATAATCCAGAGATCGATGTAATAAATTACGTTGATACACAAGTAATGTATAACAAAGATTATGACTACAAAATATTCTCCTGGCAACTTGTTATCGGAAATAAATATAATTATGCACCGCCGACTATGGGAAGCTCGCTTCCCGACAGCGGTTTATCCGATAGTCCGGCCACACCCGGCTCCGTGGCTGTAGAAAGCGGCTTCGATAAATTTGTAGGTGAACTAGATTCTGAAAACGAATTCGCTGCGATGTTCGATGTCCTTAACATGCCCTCAATAAAACTTATGGAGATGCCGTATTACGAGCCGGCGACCATCAAAGTACTGGATGACCCTCCGGTGCCTCCGGGCGCGACCCTAGTGCCTTATCGAGCAGTTTCAGACAGAGTGCTGATAACACTGTCTCAAGAAACAGGCGAATACCTCTTCGATCCTATCCATTTAAATTCTGATGAATTCCAAAAGATCGAGGAGTATAGGAAAGCCAAAGGCTACGAATCAGACGAAAAAATATTATACAGGTCCGATGACTCTTTCGGAAATTTTGAAATTTTTAGAACAACAAAGCGACCGGTATCTTATAGTAATTTCTCCGATAGTAAAATTATTGATTTAGCTCCCGGACGAGATACTTTTATAGACAACAATATATTACCAAATACGAAATATTATTATATGTTTAGAGTAATAGACAGGCATGGTCACATATCTAACCCATCTCATATTTATGAATTCGAATTGGTGAAAAATTTAGAATCAGTTTACCCTATAACAAATGTTCTTTATATGGAAGATTTGGAGAAAGAAGAAATATCGAAGTCAAAAACTCCTAAAAAATCTTTTAGAAAATACTTACGTATAACACCAGCCGAAACACAAATTAGCTTAAATTATAATGGCTTAGAGGGCGATATGTCCGATGCAGACAGTGCAACAGAGCTTATGCCAAATATAGGCTTTGAAGAAAACGGATTAATTGGAAAGAAATTTAAAATTAGATTAACTTCTAAACAAACTGGAAGACAGATGGATTTCAATCTCAGTTTTAAAGCTAGCTGGGATGGAAATAAGATAGTGAAATTTAACGAAGATTAGAAAATGTGGTATTTAAAAAAATGAAACTTATTGAAATACAATACTAATTACTAAGAAGGAATATTTTTAAGAGGTACAAACAATGGCATTCCTGGACAATTCTGGCGACATTATTTTAGACGCAGTACTAACAGATACTGGAAGATTTAGACTAGCTAAGGGAGACGGCAGTTTTAAGATTGCAAAGTTTGCTTTTGGCGATGATGAAATTAACTATGAAAATTATGATAAGGATCATGCTTCTGGCAGCGCTTATTATGATTTAGAGATTTTACAAACGCCCGTGTTAGAGGCGTTTACTAATAACATGTCTTCTATGAAGTCTAAATTGGTCTCCATTCCGAGAACTAATTTGCTTTATCTGCCAATTCTTAAACTACAAGATAAGCAATCTACAACTAAGAAATATGATATCGGCGCCGCTTATGACACATATCTGGTGGCAGTCGACGAAGATACCGAGAAGCACGGATCCGGCACAGGTGAGACTTGGCAGAGCGGATTCACTAACGTTGGAAGTAGTGATGGTGTCCTCAAGGGTAACACCGTAGGCGGCGAAGGCAACAGCTTCATTGAAGTACACCAGGGTCTAGACACAAGCGATATTAGCCCGTCATTCAAACTTGATGGGGATTTGGTCGAGAACCAATACATACTTGAGATTGACAATAGGCTCGGTTCTATCGTCGATACAAACGGAGCTAAAGCCCTAGTGTCTTATATCGACGATGATAATATCGCAAGTTATTACTTGTCAACAACGTCGAACAATAACTTTGTATCTACAAATACAGAAACCCTCCCAGTTGGAGAAACCGGCGCCGGCAACCAACAAACAATCACAGGCCCCCGCGGAACAATACTAAAATTTGCTATTCAAGCTGGTTTAGATTTAAATACTGGCACTACATTGTTTACAAAACTTGGCTCAACGTTTACACTTAATAGTACATGCTTTTATTACATTGATACCACAGTACGTGTAACGGGCGCCACAACAGGATATCGACTAGATGTACCTGTTAGATTTATTAAGCGCAAGACAACATCTGCATGCTAATATAAAAAACTAGAGGAAAAATTATGGCAACCACTTTTAAATCATTTTTAAACAGCGATGTTACAGCTACCAGAACGCTTCTTCACGAAGCAATCCCATTGACTGGTACAATCGTATCAGGTACGTATAGCGAAGAAAACATCAAGAACTTCTCACATGGAATGTTTCAGTCTGTTTACGACTACCCATACTTAAGTTCTTCTGCGAACCACGTTTTTGATTTAACTGTAGGATATTCTGCAGACTCTCCTTTCTCTTCTAGTGATGCAACACAGAACGCTAAAAAGATTAATATCTATAACCAGATGGCTCAAATCCTTGTTGGTCATGACGAAAGTGGATCTATCAGGCAATTCGACAGAGACGGCGACTTAACAGGGGGAGAGAAGATGACATCATGCTTCTTCCTCAATCTGTCAAGACTCCTTACAAAAGATGAAATTAAGAAAGGCTCTCTAGAGATTACATTATTCTCAGGCAGTAATTACGGCGACACCACCCACGGCGGCGATAATATGATTCTTTATGATACAAACGCCGCAAATGATTATAGAGTAAATTCTCCTGCAGGCGAATACGGAATTCTATACAAAGATTCTGGCTCAACGGGTTCGCCAACAGCGAATACCGGCTATGGTTTAATTTACTATCAAGCTGGCATTGCAGTTATCACCTCCTCTGTTTTCGGAGACTGGAGAACAGAAGACGAGGATGATGACACCGATGGAGAGAATATTACAAACTATTTTGGACTAGGTGAAGGCGATGGCGCTACTAACGATGGGCTATACACAACAGTTATGGACTCCTTCTTCTCAGGCTCTATCTCTGGTTCTTGCGGAGGCTTTAGAAACAGATTAAGGAACATACAGTTCAACAATACTACAGAGTTAAACTCAACAATTTATTTCTGTAGAGCTAATCACAATGAATTCAACTATAGTTCCAACCCAACTTATCTAGATAGTAGTAAACTTAGGGTTAAGAACACTTCATTAGATAATCCGGTATCTTATATTACCAGTGTTGGTCTATACTCGGCAGATAATGAGTTGTTAGCAGTTGCTAAGTTGTCGGAACCTCTTAAGAAGACACCAGAAACGGAGTTAACCCTTAGAGTTCGGCTAGATTATTAGTTTTTATAAGGGTTAGAGGATACTATTGTGCCCTTATATAAATTTAAATCCAACGACATTATCTATAATAGAATAAAGACGACTCCGAAAGTCGACTTTAAGATATATGCCAGCAAGATATACTATAAGAATGCAGACCAATCTGTAGTCAACAACGATACACCTTCCGGCCATATCAATCTTCACGAGATTAATGTAAATAGAGGAGGCGCAAATCTCGTTTATCCCTTCTTACCGAAAGGATCAGACTTGTCTTCTTTCAAGACAACAGGTGCTACTTCCTTTTATAATTCCTCATACGGAGACGACATAAAGGGCTCCTATCCTCTAACAGCTTCTATTTCCAGAGAAGTACACACAACAGGTTCGACGAGAAGCAAGATAGACGCCTTGCAGAATGTGTTAAATTTTTACAAGCCCATCAGTGAACACTATGGATACGAAACTAACTATGGCAACAAAGCCCATCAGGCACTCAACCTACTGAGCATCCCTTCAATATTTTATGGTAACTCCATAAAGAAAGGTTCCGCAAGTTTAAAGTTCTATGTAACCGGAACTCTCATAGGAGAGCTTCATGATAAGAATAAAAATGGTGAGCTTGTTCAGGTTGGGCCTACTGGCAGTGTTGAGTCTGGCTCTGTAGCCGGCGTAGTTCTTTATAATGAGGGGTTCATAATATTAACCGGAAGTTGGGATCTTACAGATGGCGCCCATACCATCGACTATAATAATGACGGCTCTCCAGTAGCCTCTTCTTGGCTTCAGTACGCTGTCGGCGCGAATGACGGTATACCAGAAGAGTCAGCCCCTGCAGGAGCCACCGCGCGCGCCTCTGCAAGCTACGATTTAACATTCGAAGGCTTGAATTATATACCAACAGTTACAATGTTCGCGCATGCTCCAAAAGGAGTGCTAAATAATTCTAGTAATCCCACCTTTGTACAGTCGGGCTCATATGTGACGGCGACTAGTTCTCTAAATTCATATGTAGAGAATGATCAGGTTCCTATTAAAAATATTGTATCTAGTTCATATACTGGATATGACGAAAGCTTCGAAAGAGAAACATATATTTCTAAAATTGGCATCTATGATGAGGATAAAAACCTTATTGCCGTAACAAAATTGGCAACTCCTCTTAAAAAAACCAACAAAAGAGAGTATACTTTTAAGATGAAGCTGGATTTTTAAATGATACTCGGATTAGATGTTAGTACTAGCATCACAGGCGCCACTTTATTAGACAATGGCAAAATTGTTTTTTGTGAGGCTTGGGATACTAGAAAACTTAAAACTATTTTTGAAAAAGCAGAATTTGTAAAAGAGAAATTAGAAGCTTTACCCGTTGGTGTCGAAGAGATTTTTATAGAAGAACCGTTTACGTTCTTTAAATCAGGCGGTTCTTCTGCCAAAACCATGGCAAAATTACAAGCGTTTAACGGAGTAGTATCATGGATGTGTTACGACATATATGGCATAGTGCCCAGCTATCTAACCGCAGGACAAGCGCGCAAACACTGTGGCATAACTGTTCCTCGCGGCACAAAAGCTAAAGAAAAAGTTTTAGAACATTTGTTGACAAACGAAGAAGAATTTGATATTCTTTATACAAGACATGGAAATCCCAAAGCCGGCGAGTACGACCGAGCAGATTCTTTGGTGATGGCCAAGGCAGGTTCTATAGTTTGTTGTCAGAAAGAAAAAAGCTAAACATACTCGTTGACATTCTAGGCAATAACTATAAGTCTGGCAATGAGCTTTTATTCTTCTGTCCAAAATGCGACCACCACAAGCGAAAGCTATCTGTTAATATCGATAAAGACGCTTTTAAGTGTTGGATCTGTGATTATCACGGTAGGTCTATACGCCGCTTAGTCAGAAGGTACGGCAGCTTTAACCAAAGAAGCGAGTGGGATGAACTCACTGGCAGAGTAGATCTAGATTTATTTGGAGAAGACCTTTTTGAAGATGAACCAGAAAGAGAAGAACAGAAAATTAAATTACCAGAGGCGTTTATATCCTTAACTAGTGCCTCACTACCAGTGCATGCGCGCCCTGCAATAAAATATCTCAGAAGCAGGGGTGTAACAAACAAAGATATTACAAGATGGAAAATAGGCTATTGCCCTACCGGCGAGTATGCCGGCCGCATAGTCATCCCGTCATTCGGCACCTCCGGATACTGTAATTACTTTGTGTCAAGAACCTACTCTAGCGAGTGGCCCAAGTATAAGAATCCTCAAGTAAGCAGAGATATAGTTTTCAACCATCTTTACGTAGATTGGGATAGCGATTTAATATTGGTTGAAGGTGCCTTCGATGCTATTGTGTCAGGAGCTAATTCTGTTCCCCTTCTGGGCTCTTCGATCAGAGAGAACGCAGAATTATTTCAGGAAATAGTAAAAAATGATACTCCTGTTTATATAGCTTTAGACCCAGACGCTGAAAAAAAATCAATGTATCTGGTCAATAGATTACTAGAGTATGGTATAGAAGTACATAAGATTAACATTTCTCCATATCCGGATGTAGCGGAGATGACAAAAGAAATTTTTAATAAAAGAAAAAAAGAAGCTGAATTAATGAATACAGATAACTATTTACTTAGAGCGATTAATTCTATTTAGTAGAGTTTAAAATAGAGGAAAACAAAATGAAAATATTAAAACTAACCTTACACAGGCTAATAAACACATTTAATCTAAAGCATTGCTGCTGTTGCTGTGGTTGCTGCACATGTGAACATTGCCATGGAAGCTGCAATACGCTATGAACATTACAGGTAAAAGACTTAATAAAATTATTAAAGAAGAATTGGATATTTTTCTTAATCAAGAAGGCGTCGAAGCCTCGGACGTTACAAATTTAAGAGAGCCGGTCCCTAGCGACCCTGACGCCCTAGCTAATAATATTAAAATCGCTTCTAGAATTTTGGAAGAGCTAGTCGGCGGAGAATTGGCCGAACTTGCTGGCGTAACTAAGAAGCTAGCAGAAGCAGCACAAGCTCTCAGAGAAGTTCTTGACGAATTATCAGTTAAGAATCCAAATCATTTAGGCGATCACGAAGTCGAAGTTCCAACGCCACAGCCTGCTGCACCAGGAACTACAATTATTCCTTGACATAGCCCTGGTGTTATGGTAAGCTGGTTACCTAGGATTGAGTATAGGGACAAGTATGCGTTTTGCACACCTAGCTGACACTCATATTCGGAATCTCAAATATCACAGAGAGTACCGGGTAGTTTTCAGTCAGCTTTATGATCTTCTTCGAGAGAAGAAGGTTGATTATATTATACATTGCGGAGATATCGCACACACAAAGACTCAGATTTCGCCTGAGTTTGTTAAAATGTGTTCTGATTTTTTCAAAAATCTAGCAGATATTGCTCCGACTTACATTATACCGGGCAACCATGACGGCAACTTGCGTAACAGCAGCCGTATGGATGCTCTGACGCCCATTGTAGAGGCTTTGGAGCACAAGGACCTACATCTACTTAAGAACTCGGGAGAAGAGCGCTTAGGGTGTATGGGGAGGAATGATATAGAGGAGTCTAATTTTGTATTGAACGTACTATCGGTCTTCGATCGCGACAATTGGATTAAACCTACAGACGATTCTTCCGTGAATATCGCTCTTTATCACGGCGCAATCTCCAATTCCAAGACTGACCTAGGTTGGATCATGGAACACGGAGAAGATGAACTATCTATCTTCCAAGATTTTGATTATGCTTTCTTGGGAGACATTCATAAGACTAATCAGGTGCTTGATCACGATGGCAAGGTAAGATACCCAGGATCGACAGTTCAGCAGAACCATGGCGAGACTAACGATAAGGGTTTCTTACTCTGGGATATTGAAGACAAGGATAATTATGAATGTGAGCATATCTCAATTTCAAATCCTTCGCCTTTCATAACTATTGAGTTAACTCCAAAGGGCCGTATGCCCAAGAAAACAGTCGTTCCTGCAGGCGCACGCATCAGATTGATAACCAATACCAGTTTACCTCTAGATACCGTCAGAAAGGCTATAGAGGTGGCAAATACGAGATTTAAGCCAGAGTCCATTACCTTCTTGAACAAAGCAAACGGAAGATCTTCTGTGGAAGATATAGCAGGTTCCCTGGAAGAAGGAGATTTGAGAGATATAAATGTACAGGAGGAGCTAATTTCTGAATATCTGAAAGATCACGAAGTTACAGACGAAACTTTAGATCTTATATATAAGATGAACAGGAAGTATAACAATATTGTTGAGCAAGAAGAAGAGGTTTCTAGAAATATTAATTGGAATCTGAAAAAGCTTAAGTGGTCTAACTTGTTTAATTATGGAGAAGAGAATGAAATTGATTTCGAGAATGTAAATGGAATTATCGGCATCCTAGGAAAGAATTATTCAGGAAAATCTAGTATTGTTGACAGCCTACTTTACACTCTTTACAATTCAACCTCTAAAAACAACAGAAAGAATCTTAATGTAATTAATCAGAACAAAGAGAGTTGTGAAGGAGAAGTGCAAATTTCAGTTGGCCACAACACCTATGTTGTGAGAAGGATTTCAGAGAAATATACTAAGAAGCTGAAGGGCGAGGTGACATTAGAAGCTAAGACAGATTTGGATTTCTTGAAAATAGATATTTTGACTGGCGAACAGAAGTCTCTTAATGGCTTAAGCCGCGCGGACACTGACAAGAATATTCGTAAAATATTCGGAACGCTCGATGATTTTTTATTGACATCGATGGCCGGCCAGCTTAACTCTCTTTCTTTCATAGGCGAAGGCTCAACAAGAAGGAAAGAGATACTTGCTAAGTTTCTTGACTTAGAAATTTTTGAGAAAAAATTTAAACTGGCAAAAGAACAAAGTTCAGACCTCAGAGCAACGAACAGAAAATTCCAAGATATTGATTTTAAAAAAGAAATTACCGAAGCAAGAAAAGAATTGGCCCTCAAAGAGATTCTTTCTGATAGAAAGAAGAAGGAATGTGTAGATTTTCAAAATGAAATAGAGTCTAAGACAGAATCTTTGAACGAATTAATCAATGCTATCGATTCTATACCTACGGAAATTATTGATATTAAACAGGTTTTAGAAGAAATACAAAAAACTGAAGAAATGTCTACAAAAATTAAAGACGATAATAATTATTTAGTCAAAAATATCCACGAGGAAAAAGAATTACTAGAAAAAATCAACAATTTTCTAAATCAATTTAATTTCGAAGATTTGCAGTCAAAATTAGATTTAAAATATGAAAATGAGAAACAGTTAGAAGAATTCGAGAAAGAATATGAAAAGCTAGAGATTCAGCTTAAGAACTATAATCAAAAAATTACTTCTCTAGAAGAAGTTCCCTGTGGGCCAGAGTTTTCTCATTGCAAATTTATCAAAGACGCTTACACAGCAAAGGGTAAAAGCACTGAAACACAGGTGGCATTAGATAATCTATCCATAAACAAAAATGGACTGATAAAAAAAATATCTGATACAAATTCCAATAAGCTTGTCGAGCATCTGGAGAAATATGAACAAGTTCTAGAGAGAAAAAATACGGTGGAGAGGAATATATCTAGCATGGAGCTTTCCTTGCAGAAGAATAAGACGAAACTAGTAAAAATCAAAACAGAGCTTGCATCTGTTAAAGAGAAAAAGATAGAATATCAACAAAACAAGGATGTTATTGATAATCTAGAGAACCTTTTGCTACACAGGGGTAAACTACAAAATTCTCTAGACGAACTGAGAATTAAACATGAAAGATGTCAGAATGAATTAATGGATTTATATAAATCTCATGGATCTTTAGAAGAGAAAATCAATACTTTAGTAGTATCAGAGGAGGAATACAATACTCTTCAAGAAGAATATTCTTCGGTAGACTTATATGCCAAATGTGTGCACAGCAACGGTATATCTTATGATATTATCAAGAAGAAGCTTCCTGTGATTAATAAAGAAATAGCAAAAGTTCTGGCCAATATTGTTGAATTTGAAGTCTTCTTTGAGGACGATGGAAGAAAGCTAGACATTCTGATTAAGCATCCCAGGCACGAGGCTCGACCAATTGAGCTAGGCTCCGGAGCGGAGAAGACTATTGCTTCGATGGCCATTCGCTTGGCTCTGTTAAACGTATCTAATCTTCCCAAGGGCGATACATTTATATTAGACGAGCCTGGAACCGCACTAGACGAAGAAAATATGGAAGGGTTCATAAGAATCTTAGATATGATCAAGTCTCAGTTTAAAACTGTTATACTAATTTCTCACTTAGACTCGCTAAAAGATTGCGTGGACCAACAAATTATTATCGACAAAGATAGTTATGGCTACGCTAGCGTAAAATACTAGGAGGAAATAAAATGAAAATATGGTTTGCTAAGAAGTTTTACAAAGTCGCTTATCTCTGGTGGTCGTACTGGAGCAAAGTCTACAGGTTACTATATCATAGCAAGTATCGTAAGGTCGAACTAGAAAAGAATATGTCTTTGAGTGAGGTAGAATCCGGCCTAGGCAGATTACGATGGGCTCCTGACACTTGGAAAGAATTGTGGGACGCTTGTGGTTCTCCTCAAAGAGTTCAGCATGAATTGGATGAAATGGCGGCAGGAAAGCCATGGCCACACACTCAGATGGATTGTGATGATTTTGCAGTGTGGGCCGCCAATACTATTAAGTCTTCACTCTACCCGCGTATATTTACATTTTCTTGGATCGATGAAGACGGTCATTTGCGCGGGCACGCGATGTGTTTACTGAGACAGAAGGACGGTAGAATTTTTCATACAGGCAATTGGAAAACCTCTCAGCCGTACAATAATCTCTTAGAGGCTTGTGAGCATATAATGACTCGCAGAGGAGCAAAAGAAGCAATTTGTTGGGGCCTTTTCGATAAGGATCTCAAATTGTTAACCTCTGGCCCGGGCCTTCCGTCCGAAAAAATTAGCTGATCTTCCTCCTCAAATCTACTTATAGTAGGAGGTAAATCTTATGAGCGATGAAACAAAGGCAGTCTTAGATAATTTATTGTCTAAGCTAACTAGTAGAAAGCTAATGGTGTGGATGACCGCAACTGGTCTCGCACTATTCGGTGCTCTTGACTCATCCGATTGGGTCGCTGTGGCTCTGGTGTACATTGGTTCCGAAGCAGCAGTGGACTTTGCTTCTGTGTGGAGGCACGGAGGATGAGTTGGATGGCAACTAAGATTTTCTTAAAGAAGGCATGGTCTTTCACTAAGAATTACTGGTATATTCCAGCAATCTTAGTTGCCATTCTTATTACTTTCTTCACTACAAAGACAAATAATGAGAAGCTATTGAGCATAATAAAGAAGGCCACCGAAAATCATAAAAAAGAAATTGATATCATAAACAATCTTCACGAAGAAGAAATAAGAAAAAGAGATCAATTAATAAAAGAACACGCAGAAACTCTTGAAATTCTAGAACAAGAGTATCATTTAAAACTTAGCGAATTAGATAAAAACAAAAAGAAAGAAGTAGATAATATTATTAAGAAATTTGACGGAGATACAGAATCTTTAGCAAAAGAATTAAGTAAAAAGTTTGGAGTGACTTATGTACCAAAAGATGAAAACTAAATTACTAGCTTTATTTTTAAGCATCATGATGGCCACAGTACCATCATTGGCAATTGCTCAAGAAGAAGGTAGAATTACCAATTTGGAAGAGGGGGACGAAGCTCCGTATAAGGGAGTTTTGTTAGATACAAATTCGGCAGCTAGATTGCTAGCCGAAGAGGAGTACAAACAAATTGAATGTAATCTTAAGATTAATTACGAAACACAAAAAATTATTGCACAGCATGCGCTGGAAATGGGAAATGTTCAAAGCGCGCTTGATTCACTTAAGGAACAGAATAGATCGATTCTTTCGATAAAAGATTCAGAGATTCTTCGCCTACAGGAATTGGCTTTAAAGAATCCGAATGATAACGCCAACTGGTGGTTTGCCGGCGGCCTTGTCGCTGGTATTGTCACATCTATAGCTATTTTTTATGCTGCGGTGGAAACATCAAAATAAAGGGGGTATAGAATGTGGCGAAATCGACTAAAGGATCTATTGGAAGTTATAGCAGAGGCAAGCTAGAGAAGATCATTGATGATCGCGTAGACACTTCTGCTGCCGGCAGCGCATTTACAAATATTGCTGTTTCTGGCCAGAGCACCGTTGTTTCAGATGGCGCTACTGATACTTTAACTCTTGCGGCTGGCGACAATGTAACTATTACTACTAATGCCGGCACTGATACTGTTACAATATCTGCAGCTTCCGACTCAGTATTCAAAACTATATCAGTTTCTGGCCAGTCAGATGTAGTAGCCGATTCAGCAACAGACACGTTGACACTTGTTGCCGGCTCTAATATGACCATTACTACTAATGCGTCTGGAGATTCGATTACTTTTGCTTCTTCGGGGGCCGGCGGAGGTGACACAGCCATAACCGGTACGCTTGACGTAACTGGTATAGCGTCACTACAGGGCGCAGTCGAGATAGTCGGCGCAGCAGACTTAGCCAGCACTTTAATAGTCGCCGGCGCCACTATAATTAACGATAATGCTGCTATTTCTGGCACGCTTGACGTAACCGGCGCGACATCTCTGCAAGGTGCAGTGGAAGTAGTCGGCGCAGCAGATCTGGCAAGTACTTTAATAGTCGGCGGAGCAACAACATTAAATGGCAAGTTCACCGGCTCTAATGGTTTCGACTTGCAAGACGGAGGCTCATCCCTTATAAAAGGCGATGACACCAATGGAATTGTATTTGGGAGCAACTGGACCGCCGCAAGTAAAACTTGTGCCAACCTTGGCACGGTAACAACTGCTGATATCAATGGTGGCTCGATTGACGGAACTACTATTGGTGCAGCCTCCGCTCAAGCAGGAACATTTACTGCTATTGTAGGAACAAGCGCAGCCGTTTCTGGCACGCTTGACGTAACTGGCAACACTTCTTTGCAGGGAACTCTAGAAGTTGTCGGAGATTCCACATTAAACGGAGCAGTGAATCTAGGAAATGCTGCTTCGGATATCACAACGGTTGTCGGTAAGCTCACAGCCTCGAATGGCCTCTCAGTAACGGGAGACGTAAGCTTCGATAACGCTTCATTTACAGGTGATGTGACTCTGGGCGATGCAGTCACCGACGTAACAACTGTCACAGGCCAGCTAACAGCTTCGAATGGACTAAATACTACAGCAGCCACCGTTACAGACGGGCTGACTGTCTCTGCCGGCACAACAGCAGTACAAGCTTTGACAGCCACAACTATATCAGGCTCCAGTACACTGCAGGTCGGCGGGACTGCCGACTTTGATGATAACGTCACCATGGATAATAATCTTACGGTGTCGGGTATAACAACCCTAGCCGGCCAACTTACCGCTTCTAACGGAATTAATACTACAGCGGCTACAGTTACAGACGGGCTAACAGTTTCTGCTGGTACAACAGCAGTGCAAGCTCTGACAGCCACAACTATATCAGGTTCTAGTGCACTGCAGGTCGGCGGGACGGCTGACTTTGACGGCAATGTTACTATGGATAACGACCTTGCTGTGGCCGGCACAACAACTGTAGTAGCTATCACCGCATCAAACGGTGCTACTATAACAGGAAGTTTGAGAGTAAAGGATGAAGCAGAATTTGCCAATGAATTATCGGGAACGACAATCAGAGCTACTGCAATATATCTCAACGATGATCTAATCACCGCTGGCGTAGACACTAGCGGCAACAATACTTGGACAGGCACGAATACATTCTCCAGTAAACTTACCGCTTCGAACGGGATGATGATAACAAATCATCTAGTGGCTGACAATGGCACTATAACTGTCACTGGTCAACTTACCGCTTCGGCCGGCGCGACTATTACGGGCAGTGCGCGCTTTGCCAATGAGGTCGAGATAGCAGATACACTAGATGTCACGGGAAATACGTCAATCGGCGGAACATTGTCAGCGGGGGTCACTAACTTAACTACACTCACAGCGTCTAACGGAATCGCTATTACGGGAAGTTTGAGAGTAAAAGACGAAGCAGAATTTGCTAGTGAATTATCAGGCACGATAATTAGGGCTACTGCAATATATCTTAATGACGACGCGATTACTGCTGGCGTGAATACGGGTGGAGATAATACTTGGACAGGCACTAACATATTCTCCAGTAAGCTGACCGCATCAAATGGTATGATGATAACAAATCATTTGTTAGCTGATGACGGAACTGTCACTATCTCAGGGCAACTTACTGCATCCAGCGGCGCAACAATTACAGGTAGCGCGCGCTTTGCAAGCGAAGTAGAGATGGCGGATACGCTAGATGTCACGGGAAATACTACGATAGCCGGAACATTATCAGCAGGAGTGACAAATGTAACTACGCTTACTGCATCTAACGGAATAGCAATCACTGGAAGCCTCAGAGTAAATGACGAAGCAGAGTTCGCAGGCCCCGTCGATATAAACTCAGGATATATAGATGGAGTGTATCTTGGAACGAGCACTGCCATTCCTCAGTTAACTGCTAGCAGCCTTCTTGTTGACGGAGATTTTCAAGTTAATGCATCTGCAAAGATAAGTTCGCTAGCACAAGACCTCAATGTCAACGGTTACAATGTAACAAATGTAAGCCAGCTTGATGTTGACGGCAACTTTGATTTTGATGGAGACCTAGACGCAGATGTCGATAACTGGAATGTTACTGCAACAACTTCTTGGTCTACAACTCTCAATGGAAGTATGACGGATCCCCAAGCCTACTTTAAAGATGGCGACGGAACAACTGTTCTGGCTGTTAATCCCATGCCAAATCCCGCAGCAAGAGGATTAAATCTCTATGCTGCCACTAAAGCATATTTCGGCATTAACGGTATGAACCAAAGCGGCTCTATCGGTTGTGAAGACGACAAAACACAACTTATTATTAGTGGGACAAACGGTATCGATGTTTCAGGAAGCACAAACTTCGCAGACAGCGTGTTTATTTCTGGCACCTTAGACATTAGTGAGTTTGACAATCAACCAGATACTCCGGACGCAGATAAAATAAAAGTATTTGCGAGAACAGGATCTTTATTTATTATAAATGATCTGGGAGAAACAACAAAGATTGGTTCTGGTACTGGCGGCGGAGGCGGAGGCTCTACATCTCCGGGCGGTTCTGATACACAGATACAGTTTAATGATGGTGGCTCGTTCGCTGGAGATTCAGGTCTAACATATAACAAAACGACAGATACCTTATCAGTAACTAATCTTACTTCTTCAAATGGAATATCTGTTTCTGGCAGCTTTAAAGTAAACGATCGCGTTGAGATTGGCGGATATCTAGGAGTGGGAGTCTCGGAAGAGGAAGTTACTCATGGAATCACTTTGCCTAACAGCAGCGGAGTTGACGGTTCAGCAAAAGCAAATGCCTTCATAACCTACTCTTCAATAAGATATAAGTCGGATGTCAAAGAAATCCAGGATCCTTTAGGTAAAATTGCACAGCTAAGAGGCGTAACTTATAATTGGATCGATTCAGGCAAGTCTGATGTTGGATTAATTGCTGAAGAAGTTAGCAAGGTAATGCCTGAAATTGTATCTTTCGAGCCTAACGG